AATATAAAAACCAATAATATTTGCATTACATCTATTTTTAATCATGCGAAGAAACGCATGAGTAATAGATTCCCCGGGAAAGGTATTTCCGATAACGTTATTTTTGACATCCTTAATGATTAAATGATAATTATTTTTTTCTCTTGAGTTTAATTCGTAATTAATAAGTCTTCTTCTACCTTCTTTGAAAATAACATCTAAATCTTTTCCTTCACCATCGGACAATACAATAAAATTCATGATATCTAGACGATATGATTCTTTAAAGTCTGCAACTAAATTTTGACAGATAATTAATGCTTCATTTAAAGGTGTTCCGTTAAGACTAAGTTCTTTCGGAATAGCCCTGTGTAAAGCTTGTCTTAAAGAAATGCCCTCATATCCCAATTTTGAATTTGAGAATGTATCAAAAGCCTTAGCAATTTGCAACAGTCTTTTTTGTGCCTCATTGTATTGGGTAACACTCATATTACTATTCATGAATTCAATCATATTGAAATGCTTATATTCAAATACAACTAATGCATTTTCTACCATGGGCCAATCATTTTCTTTATCACTATTAGATAATTTACTTAGATAAGAGCAATCCGAAAAAGCATAAACACCAAACGGAATATTAATTTTTTTACAAAAATCTGCTAGAATAAGAGTTTGTTCTATAGTATCAGAAAGACAATCCGACATAGAACCTGACCAATCAATGAGCATTATCATACCATGATTTTTGCCCTTAGGAATTTGAGTTACTCGTTTGAATAAATCATCTCGCAATTTATACGACCAAACTTTTTCCGTATCAAGTTCTCCTGTTTTTGATACGTTTGCTCTCGCGTATTGCTTAGCATTACGTTTCAGCTCAAATTCTTTTACCAAATAGGAAATAAATTTACTATTTCTCTCCTTATACTGAGACAATAAAGTTGAACTATTTAGTATTTCAGCATGTGTAGAATCAACATTATACTCCACTAGTACATTTTTAAAATTATCAGCATAGGACCAATCTAACCTGGAATAAACATCGCTGTGTGAAATAATACAATGTCTCCAGTTTTTCGGGTAATGCAAATCTACATATACATAAGGTTTGATTTTATCGGAAATCAGTGATTTCTCTTTTTCTCGAAAATGCATATCAGTTAGAGACTTAGGATCTTTCTCTTTTGATCGGCCGCCCTTTCTAGCATTACTTTTTAAATCTGAATCGCTGTCTTCGTCGCCCTCTTCACTCAAACTACTTTCTGAACTGCCAGATCTGCCATTACCTTCACCGCCAGCATCATCAAAATCATCAAAATCACTAGAATCCCCCTCATCCCATTCGTCGGGCATTGTATCGAATTCTGTTTGCATTTCTTCTTTACGATACTCGTATAAGTCTTTGGCGATATTTAAGACATCATCCCAAGTAGAAATATTGTCGATACGTTTAAGAAATACATGCTCTTGATCTTTGAAAGGGACATTCATAAATGGACCTAACTTATAATGAACATTGATTCGGTCAATCAAGGGCAATTTGTTTATGTCATATTTAGACAACCCAAAGAAGTCTTTATCATGTAAATCTTTGTATGCTTTATAGAAAGATGATCGAAGACCTGGGTATCTAGATTTAATTTTTTTCTCGATACGAGCATCCTCGACCACATTAAGATATGATTTAAACCCTTTTGGATGAGCAGTTACTGCGTCATGCCATCCGTCTGGGGGCGTTTCCCAAGCATGACCGACTTCATGCCCAACCAAAAGATCATACAGATCATTGGACATGTCTTTCCAAATAGGGAGAACAAGAAGTCGATTCTTCGGATCAAAGTATGCGGTTTGAACTTTACGATGCTCAACCTTGAGATTTTCTTGCGCCAAGAGCTTGGCTAGAACTGATTTACTGTTTGCTACATTAAGCATGGTGCCTCCTTAATATATCAATATTATATAAGGTATTGGCACCTTTGTCAAGTCCTACACTAAAAATAAAAGTTATTTGATATCAACGACTTACTTCACTAGCATTATTTTGGACATCTTTAAGCATATCATATGCTATTTTAGCAGCATGTTTTTTGACGATTTTCTCTTTTTTATGCTTGAATTTTTTGACTGCCATTGCCCATTTCATAGGAGACACATGATCTTTGAATGTTTTTCCCAGCATGTGATCGTATTCATGCTGGAAAATTCTGGCAGTTAATCCTGTCAAGTAAGTTTCAATTTTCTCGCCCTTATTATTAAAGTATTCTACTTCTATAGATATAGGTCTTTTAATATCTAAAGTAATACCAGGAAAAGATAAACATCCCTCATTAAAATTGCTCTTTTCTTTACTTTCCCCTGTTATTGTTGGATTGAATATATCAAGTCTCGCTTCTTCATTACCCATTATAAAAACAGACAAGTTTAAACCAACTTGATTAGCAGACAAACCTATACCACCTAATTCTTGCATTCTATCAAAAAGAACGTTTGATAGAAAAACAGGATCAATTTTGCCATCAAAAATAAATGGTTTTGGTTCACTATTCAATACAATATCAGAAACAGAAACAAGTTTAAGATTATCTTTTCTTATAATCATACTGCCCTCGAAAAATTCTGGTACTTTTCGAATCTAATTAATGAATTAAATTTATCTAATAATTGGTCACCTTTATGACTAATTACGAACACGTTAACATCCTCACCTATGGTATTAAGAAGATTCATTACAAATTCTGTACCGTTTGAATCTAAACTACTGTCGAATACTTCATCTAATAGCAAAAGATTAGTACTTGCACTATTTTTCATTTTTGCAATGGTTCGCCATGTGAATAATAACGCCAGATCAATACGCTGTTTTTCTCCCTCACTAAATGAGGCATAACTAAAATCATCTCTGTGTCTTGACTTGATTACTTCATTGAATGCCTCATCCAATTCAAAAGATACAAAAAAATCCATTGCAGACAAATATTTATTTACTAATTTATTAATGACGGGAAGGTATTGACGAATAATCTTTGTCTTAATCCCGGTGTCTTTGAGTAATGCGGCAGCGGCATCATAATAATACGAGTTTTCTTTGAGTTTACTCTTATCTTCGTTAGTTTGAATGACGCTTTTAGCGAGATCTTTAAGTTTTGTTTTCGCAGTTTGAATGTTTTGTACATCTTGTGCGGCGGCATTCTTGTCTGTCTGTAACTTCTTAATGTATCCTTGCTCTTCGATAATAGCATTATTTGTCGAGACAATTCTTTGTTGGATAGCCACCATTTCTTTTTTAACTTCAGAGATTTTTTCAAGTCTATCTTCAATCTTTTCGATTTTATAGTTGAGAGAATCAATTGCTGCATTGACTTCTTCGATTTTGTGTGTATGTTTCTCAACTGCATGTGTTTTAAGATCTGTAGATAATTGTTGAGCGCATGTTGGACAATTGTCGTTCTGCTCATAGAAGAGTATTTCGTGCCTTGCTTTCTTAATTCTCTCAGATAAACTTTTAAGAAGAGCTCCAAGTTCTGATCGTTTGTTTGTTGCACCCATCTCATCCGAAATTTCGGATTCATATATGCCGTAAGTAATTTTGAGATCTTCAAGAATACTGGTATAACTTTGTATCTTGGAGGTGGATTCTTGTATATCTTTTTCAACGTCGGTTTCCCTCCTTCGTTTATCGGTTTCTAATTGTTCAATATATTCTTGCTGTAATTTTACTTTTTGTTTACCAATTTCAATTTTAGAATCTAAATCCCGTATTTGATCTTTTAGTTCAGTCATTCTATTTTTAAGAAGCTGATTCATGGTAGTAAAAATTTGAATATCTAGTATATCTTCGATAATCTCTCGCCGATGTCCCTGAGGCAATTGCATAAAGGGCGTAAAAGAAGCCGAACCAAGTATAACAATCTGTGTGAAAGATTTATAATTAAGTTTTAGTATTTTATCCTCAAGATATTTTTGATAATCCCTCGATGCGGCATCTTGAGAAAGTAATTGGTTATCCTGGTAAATCTCAAGTATCCCAGGTTTCATTCCTCGTATGATTTTATAGTCTTTTTTGCCTATCGTAAATTCTATATGTACTTCGGTGTTTTTATTATTGATAGAATTTACTAATTGAGGTTTATTTATATTTCTAAATGCTTTACCAAATAAAACAAAACATAATGCGTCTAAAATTGTACTTTTACCTGCACCGTTTTCGCCGATGATAAGTGTTGTTGGTGCTTTATCTAATTGTACTTCTATAAATTGATTGCCTGTTGATAGAAAATTACGCCATTTTATTGTCCTAAATAAAATCATGTTTCCTCGTATTCGTGAGCCTCTACATAAAGTTCTTTTAGTATTACTTTAAGCCTTTCTTTATCCGCATCTGTCTCTAAACCATCCACATACTCTGATAGTAAAGTCATAGTATCTTCAAGATTAATATTATCATCTATTGCTGATGATTCAAATTCTGTTAGATCCTCTATGATTTTTAATTCTACAGGATTTTTATTGTAAATTTTTTCTATAAAACTATCAAATAAATTATAATCTTTTTTATCTACAACAATTAGTTTAACATACTTATCCTCAGCAAAGGAAATATCTATTAAATTTGGATCTTCTTTTTCCTCGTTATAATAGTACTTAACAAACATTTCATAAGGGTTTCTAATAAACTCTATTTCGAGAGTATCAGTATCTAGGACATAGAATCCTTTTTGGTCTTGAAAGTCATTCCAAAATAATTCATAAGGCGTCCCAAGATAAGTGATATTCCCAGAAGAGGAACGAGTATGAAAATGACCAGAATAAACCTTTTCATATCTTTCAAAAATATTTCTGTCGATACCTTCATGGCTTGCCATTCCTTTCATCATTTCAAAACCAGATATTTCAAAATGCCCGACACAAACATTACTATTACCTGAACTTATAAAATCGTAAATTTCTTTTTCATTCTCTTTACAAATCCAAGGTATTGCATCCAACTCAAATCCATAGATATCTAGTGTAATTGGTTTTGTTATTAGATTGATATTAGAATAATCTTTTAGTAATAAATCTGGTGAATTAATGGATAGACTTTCTTTCCAGAAAATATCATGATTGCCGATAAGAGCATATAGTTTTACATTACGCTTTTCTAACTGATCGAAAAAATATCTACGAGATTCGGATAAAGAAAGAAAGTTAATGTACTTACGACGATCAAAAAGATCACCAAGCTGAACCACAGTATTAATTTTATGCTCGTCAATATAAGGGAAGAAAATATCCCTATAAAACTTTTCGTAATACTTGTGAAAAGCCTTAGAATCATTTCTAACACCGAAAATGTGTGTCGCCTAAAAGACAAATCTTCATACGACCTCCTTTCAAGATATAATCTTAAGTTATTTGGGAACAGGACCATTCTTACCTATTCTAGATTCAGGGTCTATCCCATGTTTGTAATATTTTAAATACAGATATCCAGTTACACCTGTTGCTTCTTCTAATTCTCTATAACCATAATATATTTTTTGATTTTATTCATTTATCCACATAGCAGAATTAGAAGGAGTTTCCATGACCTTAACCATACGAAGTTTTACTCTGCCATCATTGTAACCGTTTTCCTCCATCCAAATTTCCTGAATATAATCAGCAAGCCACTTGGATAAACCTTCACAACCAGTACGTTCAACTACTACCATCTTGCAGAGTTTCTTGTCATGTAACATTTTAAACGTATCAAACTCTGGATCATCTTCAGCAACAAGCAAAGTATGGTCAAACCAATCATCTAATTTTTCCTTTAAGGATTTATATCCACCAAAATCTACACACCAGTTTCTGCGATCAAGTTTATCTTCATCACATTCAAATTCGAAATGAAATGCGAGGGCATAACCATGAATAAGATTACAATGAGTATCTGCACGCCATTGTCTATAAGCTACAGCATATCCTCTTTCATGACCATATGTCTTTGTACTAACGAACTTTCCCATCTTTAATACCTTTAAATGTTTTGCTATTATACCAAGTGTTTAAATGATTTATAATATCTTCTAAATTATATTTAGGACTCCAACCTGTTTTGACATTCCATTTAGTTGGGTCTGCTATCAATGTAGCAGGGTCGCCTTCTCTTCTTTTGTCAAGGATAACAGGTGTATCCTGGTTAATAGTATTAATAATTGTTTCGTAAATTTCTAAATTAGAAGTACCCTTGTATGATCCTAAATTATAAACACCTTCGATTTCATTTTCAATAGCCATAATATGTGCTTCGGCAAGATCAGTCACATGAATATAATCGCGAACACAGGTCCCATCTTTGGTTGGATAATCTGTTCCGTTAATAGTAAATGGTTGTTCATTTTTTATTGCTTCAAATAGTTTAGCAAAAATATGAGTGGCATTTGGATCCTGCCCATGTTTACCGTCTGGATCCGCTCCACATGCATTAAAATATCTGAATGCAACATACTTTAAATTGTGTGCATGCTTATACCATTTTAAAGTATTTTCGACCATTAGTTTTGTTTCACCATACGGTGAAACAGGATCGGGGGCCATATACTCGGAATATATTTGTTCACTATTACCATAAACAGCTGCGCTACTACTAAAGATAAATTTGGAATTCGGTGTTTCGTGTCTAATGTAATTAAGTAACGATATAGTCCGACAAACATTATTGTGAAAATATATGCCCGGATTTTCCATGCTTGGCCCAACTAAACTTGTGCCAGCACAATGAATAATCGCTATAGGATTAGCTTTTTTGTACGTCAAAAATGATTCATAGTCAACAAAGTCATTACAAATAAGTTCATCAAAGTATCTATTAAGATGGGGCGATTCTCTACGATCTATAGCATAGACTTTATAACCTCTTTTCTTAAGTTCAATACAAATAGTGCCACCGATATAACCGGCGGCACCTGTAACAACTACGTTTCTATTAGTATTTTGCGTAAGTGACATGATTGCGATACCTATTGCTTCCTCTGTACCATTGTTCCCCAATATAATCCTCTTTCATAATATCTATACAACGATCAATTGTTTCATTAGTCCAATCTGACAAAGCACCTAAGCGCTTTCTTGGATTATTAAGTAAATGAATTAATTTTGCTTCTGCATCTTCCATAGACCAAGGAATATATAAGCATTCTGAATCATTAGCAAATGTCTCTGGAAAACTTCTATAAGCAGGATATAAACAGTTTGTGCCAAGTGCATCTGCTTCTGATGCAGTGTTTGATACCCAATCTTGTAAAGCACAATTAAATAAAACTCTGCTATCTGCTAGAATTTCATAATATTCATTTTTCTTTAAATTCTCGTAAATTTTTAACTTGCCTTCTGTTTCAAGCTTGTGAGCACGATCTAAATAAGTATGGTCGTTACTGCGTAAAGGACCACCTGACAATACACAAAATTCTGTATTAGTATAACTTGTTACTCGCTCTACTAAATCCATAAAGAATCCAGGTTGTTTTTCCTGGTCGAATCTTGCAGCAAAGCAAACGCGTCGTTTACGATCAAAGAAGTTCTTCCTATCAGGCACTCGAGATTGTACTTCTTCTTTCCCAAATGCAAGCCCAGAGATATTATAGATTGGAACATTCCAGCCTGCAACCTTCATATGGGCTACCATTTCTTCATTAGAAGCCATAACACCAGTAACAAAATGATTAATCATATGCTCATAGTGTCGCATCCAATCTTGCATATCCCATACATGAAGAAAGTCATCAGGATCAATAGTTTGAGCTAGGCATCTAACCCATACACTTGGTCTAAATTCCGAAGTAGTTTGATCCATAATATAGGGCAGTGCTTCCATACCAGGAGTAAACATATCTTCAAAAAAGATTGTGTCTTCCCACGTAATCTCGCCTGCCTTCATTTTTGCTACAAGCTTAGCCATTTGTGTCAAAGAATAATAGCTGCGACCATGAGCATCCAATACTTGACCCGTTACAATAGACTTAGACGAATCAAGTAAATCACCATGAATAACTTCATAATTGATTCTACGCTTTTTAAATGCTGCCTCGCTCCAATGCTGAAGCTGCAAAGTGTATCTGCCCTCGTACGGCTCTAGTCCGCAATACCACAATTTACGCATAATTATCCCGGAAAGTATTCAATAATACCATCAGACTCGCCGTCCTCAGATACAACAATTTCGTAGTATCTTTCACCAAATGTTGGCCGTAAAAAACCATTTAATAAATCCATGGCAATCATCTCACAAGATTTGTGATTCATATTACCACCTTTAATAAAGTCTTGTAGTGCCCATTTAACTAAGAAAAACTCTAGCTCTCTGTCAAGATGAGATACTGAAATTTTAACCTCAACTTTGAACATATGTCTATGTTCATTTTCTAGAAATGCAATACGAGGATCAATTTGGCTAGCAATAGGATACCTATGGAACCCTTCAAATTCTGTACGCACTTTAATAAATGTTTCTGTGCGAGGTCTAACATCTTGTTTAATAATCATGCAAATAATCCTTCTAATGATGATGGGGGAGCATCAGCGACTGGATCAGAATCCATATGTACGCCAACATGCTTTTCCCAATATAAGAAATCGTCAAGTGATTTTACTTCAAAAAGCTGAGCATATTCGTTTTCGCAATCTTTTTCTTTGCAGAAACGAAGGAATGCTTCTTTAGATCTAGTTAGTTCTGATACATCTTTAGTAAAATTATGAACATTGGTAAGAATAAATAAAAGTCTTGCTTTCATTATATCAATAAACTTACCACCCTTTTCCACATAAGCACCAACACCAATGTTCATTAATTTATGATATTCCTCAGGAGTATATTCTGTGCCGCAAACTAAATTTATTTCATCAGTTACTGTTCTATAAATGTTTGAGTATTCTCGTCCCATTTTAACCGACGTACCACCATACGCGGAGCCTGGGGATTTTTTATAATGTGAGAAATAAAACAACCCATTATCGAGAGACATAGAATGAGTAGTAGAATCATAAGAGATATTAATGTCATCATATAAGCCAGTCTGACTAAATAACAGATAAGGAAGCATACGACGTAATGCTCCAACACCTAGAATGTGAAGATGAAATGGTTTTTTAAACGGCATCAAAGAAACATAGTATGCTCGTTTCACATCCTCTAACTGACCCATACCCAAAGCAGCTGATCCCATAGCAACACCGCCAATACGATCATGTAATGGTTCAGATACTTCATTCAAAATAATGTTTGCCCATTGTTCATATGTTTGATGCGAAGCGCCATGAATAATAACAAATGGTTTACATTCACTTTTTAGTTCAGCAAATTTTTCAATCTGTGCTCTAACGTTCTTGCCTGTTTGAGTCGCATAAGATGCAAAATTTTCTCTGTCATAGTATCTGCGCTTCGTATCAATCTTAGATGATTTTCCATCTTGAGTTGCTTTAACAGGAATCTCATCAAATGACATACCAATGTCTGCATAAGTTGCTTGATTAGTATAAACTTTATCCCTAACTTCTGGAGTATTTTTTAATCCTCGAGTGATGATCTGCAATCCACCAGAGTCAGCATGGATATTTTTAATGGCTGGTCTATACTTTTGTAGTTTAGGTCCAAAGTTCTTTTCAGTAAATCCATTATACAATAATGAGAATTCATGATCGTTCTGTTTATGAACAGTCTTTAGAATCAAGCCATTAATCATATCCAATACTTCAGGATCGTTACATTGCTCTGCCCCTAAGCGCAAATATGCCGGGCCAGAAATTACGTATTCAAAAGTTTTCATGCGAATAAGGATTCTAATCCTGTTGAAGAAGTTGCTGGTCTAAAGTCTTTGTCTTTAGTTAAATAAGTGTCATCATCAGTATAAATTATATAGAACTTTGATTTGTTTGTCAATACACTTTTGACATCATCTATTGCTAGACTTTTTCTTTTTAATTCCACAATAAAATCAAAATATTTTACTGTAGTATAATCATTAATTTTTGCTGCATCTGATCTGGCGGTAACGGTTGGTTCAAATGTATTCAAAAAGGTCAACCATTTTTCTGCAGTATTATCATCTAATTCTTTGATATAATTTAATGATTCTAACTGTTGCCATTCATCAGTTGTCATGTTATATAGTCTTTTTACTACTTCGCCAGCTTTATCTAATTCAACTCGCTTATAATATTTACTATCAAAATTAGTTACCCATTCAGATTTGTCAATGACTACGCATGGCATATGACCAAGACATTCAAAGAATGTAAATGGATAGTTTTCTCTTAGAGAAGGATTAAAGTGTACTCTGGATGATTTAATAAAGTCTACTTTCTCTTGTCCTACAATACTTTCTTTTATTATATAGTCAGTAATTTTAAGTTGATGTAAAGCATCTTCGAACTTTTTTCTACCATTTGCGTTGGTCATAATCTTAGCAGGCAAGCCGGTCTCTTTAATAATCCGAAGATATGCTTCAGGATTTTTTCTGTCCTCCCAACGACCGATATAAAGAACACCCTCTTTATTTACAGTGCCTTTCTCCAATAGTCCCCTTTCGGACATTGGCATTGGAAGCAATTTGGCTTTACTGCACCCATTTGCTTTTAATTCTTGCACATTACGAGATGACTGAGTACCAACAAATGCGCTATCTACCGTCATCAATCTATTGAAGAATTCGTTACAACTTTCAGTAAATACACCTTTAAATTTTCTCGTGTCTCTAAAGACCATACTTTCTTCATGGGTGTAGAATACTACTGGAATGATACGACCAATATCTAATGCAAAGATAGCGGGCATCGCTTCCATCGAATTACAAATAACCATGTCATATAAATTTTTAGAGAAAGCATACATAATGGAATCTCTAAAATTAAGCATCTTCTCAAAATTAATTGAATCAGTAAATGCAAATGTTCCAGTATGTTTTGAATAAGACATTGGCACGATGGGGGAGATTAAATTCGCCCCCAATGATTCTACTAATTTGGAAAATTTATTAGTTGGTGTTTTGTCTAGAATAATGTCTACTTTCCAATTTAATTTTTTAGACATTTCAACAAACCCCTTGGCAAATTGACCAATGCCTCCATGCGCGACCAAATGCTGATCACTGATACAAAATGCTATTCTTCTTTCGTATAAGTTCATTTCATCTTATGGATAATGTTAAAAAATTCTTGTTTCAAAGATGGATCTTCTCTAAATGCTCCTCGCATAACTGACGTAGTCATATCTGACTCATGTTCCTTTACGCCCCGTTGAGTCATACAATGGTGTTCAGCCTGTACTAATACAGCAACTCCCTCTGCCTGTGTTTCTTTTTCAATAGCATCAGCAATTTGTACAGTCATTTCTTCTTGAATTTGCGGGCGAGAAGCGATCCAATCCGTGATACGATTAAACTTACTAAGGCCGATAACATTCTTGCCCGGAAATACGCCAATATATGCTTTACCAACAATGTTTTGAAAATGATGGGCACATGTACTCCTAATTGAGATTGGTCCTGTTACATACAATTCATCATATTCAGTTACATTAGGAAATGCTGTAACCTTGGGAGCAGGAGCATATCTACCATTAAATGTTTCTTTAACAAACATCTTAGCGACACGACGTGCTGTATCTTGTGTATTGTGATCATTAGAAGTATCAATTATTAAAGAGTGCAAAACGCCTTGAAATTTTTCAGCTACTTCATTTACAAGTAATTCAAGCTCTTGTTCATTTTCAATAAATTCAGAAATATTATCATTGGCGAAAAATCTAGATTTATTCTTTTTTAATCTTTCTCGAATCACTAGACTCATAGGGCGACCCACCGGATCACTAAATACGGCGCATTCATATCCAGGATGATATGGTGCTTCATCAACTAATTTATTACTCATTAAGTTCCCCACTCATTTTTAAATAAAGGCACTTGAAGTCGATCCGAATATCTCCAACCTTTCTTCATTGCCATCAATGCTACATTCTTATTGTTCATGGCATATACTGATTCCACACCGCCGACAGGCATCAAATATACTGGACCAGTAAATCCATTATCCCTATAACATTCTACTGCCATAGCTGCTTCTGCTACATCAATTTCATTTGCTACAACAAACTTTAGATAGACATAACCATGTTCCTGATACTGCATGATTACATTGGGCTTAATTGCATCTTCCCATTTTTCGCCACTGACACTTAATTTTGGACTTACACTAAACGTCAAACGATCCCAGCCCTTACGCCAATGAGTTTTTAAATACTCTGAAAAATCTTTGCTTAGTTCTTGTGTCCCATTTGTCTCGAACGTGATTTCTTCAAGGCCGACCATGTCTTTGTGTGATAGAAGCGTCGGGTACGCTTTTTGCCATCCGAGGAGTGGTTCTCCTCCCGTAATAACAAGATGTTCACTTGACCATTTACCATAAGGTAACATACGTAGAATGGTGTCAACAATATCATCGATAGTAAGCAGAGGACTAAGATGCTTAAACCTAACATCCCAGCTAGCATAACTATCGCAGCCTGTAGTAACCAAAGGAAGAGATTTATAATCTTTGTACTGATCCGCGTGTTGTGCGATGATGTTTCGTTCGTCACTTTTTATTCCTTTGGGCATACCAAAACCATCGCATGTAAAATTACAACCAAACGTTCTTAGAAAGATGCTGGGCACACCCATATATCTTCCTTCACCTTGAATTGAATAAAACAATTCTGATACTTTAATTTTTTGCATTTTCACTCCAGTTATTCATGATATATTATATAGTATTCTAATCGTCTACGTCAAGCGGATTATTGTTTTGCTCTTCAGCTAATTTGTTCTTTTTTGGAAAAGGAATTATTCGTTTATCAATATCTATATGATCGATCTGTTTCTTCAAAAAATCTAAAAACTGATTATTAAATTCGCCCTGATCGTGTTCTTGAGTAATAATCTGATCCAAATCCATATTCTCAATCATTCTATATCTAGTTGTTTGTTGTTTCTTTTCCTTTTGAATGCGTCTAATGAAAGCAAAATAAACTATTTGTGTATAATACGCAAAAGGATTGGTTGACTTTGTGGGGTCAAATTTGTCAGCAGCAGTTAGACAATTTTCAATACCGTCACTTATCATATCATCTTTAAAAGTATAATTTATAAAATTTGATTTATATGATAAATGTGTCGATATCTTTAAAAAACATTCGCCGATATAATTAGGTATAATAGGTTTTTCTTTTCCCTCTGCTACTGCTGTATCACATAAAGTTTTATATTCAACAAGTGCTTGATAAAATTTTTTATTATCAATATAGTGTGAATTAGTAGCAACTTTCTCAATGGAGGGTTCTTCGCTCTTGTTGGTCATCTTCTTCCTCATGTTCATCTTTTGATCTAAAAACATTAGCTAACAATTCTTCTAATGCTGCAGGATTTGAATTGTTCGCTTCTTCAATTACTTCTTCGGTTTCTTCTTTACGTGAAAGTATAAAATTATCATACTGTTCTATTATTCTTTTATTCGGTTCAACTAATGCCACAATAGCATTAGTACTAATTGTTACAACAGTATCATCGCTAAAGGGTATCCAAGGTTTCATCATAAAGGTTTCGAAAACCATTCCTGCGCGAGGTATTCTAATATTATGAATGACAACAGGATCTACTATATTGATAAAAGATTTATTATTAATATTTTCACAACTATCATCTGTACAACAAATTATATCGTCACCGTTAGACAACTTAAAGAACTTTTTATATAGTTGTGTCATTTTAACGGTACCTTAATTAGTTTATAATCGAAGTGTTCATCATTATAAATTTTAATTCGCTCAATCATATGTAATAATGTATAATTCTTTTTGGATTTCCATGACAAGTCGTCGCCTATATCATATAGATTACAACTCACTTTATTTTCACTTGTCCGTAATCCTCTACCAATACTTTGAAGATTTCGAATACGAGATTTTGAAGGTGAAGCAAATATAATATTATGTAAATTTTTGATATTTATCCCGGTAGAAAATGTACCGCACTAATAGGACGCAATAATAATTGCGCCCTTTACCTCCTTCACCTTAGTTGGTTTCATGTTTTTTCCTTGCAAGTAACATTTTTTCTCTAAAAATAGGATCTTGCCATTTTTTAGACATTGCCGAACCATCAGAACCTCGTGTTTTTCTGTTCGCCATTTTTTTCTTAAACTCAGGGTCCTGCCATTTATTTTTTATTTTTTCAGAAGCATCCTGTCTTTTTTCCTCATCAGAATTAATATATAGCATTTTGGATGTAAAGTCAATACGTTGCTGCTGACTTAAATTTTCCCATCGCATCTTTGCAGAATTTTTCATTCTTTGTTTGCCCGCGACACTATTACGTTCTTCAATCATGGAATTAATTACTTTTTTTCTATATTCGTCGTCCTGCCATAATTCTTTAAATTGGGTAGATACTTTATTTCTATTTTCTTCTTTTGCAAATCTTAATTCAGACAAATATTTTGATCCTCCGTTTTTCATATATTCAGACATATATACAGATTTCTTTTTCCTCCAAATTTCATACTGAGGAGTTAATTTAAATTCTTTCCATTTTGCTTTAGTTGCTAATGATAATAATTTTCTATATTCTTTATTATCTTTATCACCTCTTTTTAACATAAAATTTAAAGGGCGCAAAAATTCTCTAATAGGATAGGCTTCAGATAAAATTTGGTGAGCAGTTACATGATCATCATAGGTTAACCTATAAACTAAGTTATCATTAAATAATGATCTCGGGTAGATATGATGTAGTTCACTATATTCTACAGAATTAATTTGATGGTTAGTTATAACAAATTCTATATAATTATCCAATGCACTATCATTAAAAGGCATTCCCAATACTTCTATAAATTTTTCTTTTATATTATTCATATGTTATCCTTTTTTACCGGTATAAACATATTTATAAAATTTTACTTTTCACCCAGGTATCAGATATATCATCATCAGTTGTAATATCTTTAGCCAACTTCGATTCACCATTTAACAAGTACACAGTCTCGTTCGGGTCTAACATTAAAACATCTTCACCAAACCAAATTTCTATTCTTTCTTTTTCTTTTTCTGTCAATTGCCTAATTTGTTCTCGTTGCTCTGTATCTGTCCCGCCGAAAACAAAAAAGACTTGTCGATCTTGACACTTAGACTCTATCATATCGTAGAGTAATTTACCATGCTTTTCAACAAATTGGAATAGAACTAAGGTGTTGTTCTTTTGGGTTATAGCCAAATTCCTAATAAACACATTTCGTTTATTATGTGATACCAAGAAGTCCATTTCCTCTTGGTAAGTCATATTCTTGACTAGTTTTCTAGATTCATCATCATAATCTAAAATTATATTATGAATTTTTAAATCTGCTAGTGTTTTATTATCTATTAATTTTTTGGTTGTTGTTACTTTGAATACTAGTCCAAATAGACCTTCGAGAATTAACTTATGTGTTTTAGTACCATCTAAAGTGCCCGTAGTTCCTATGCGAAACGGGGTCTTTTCGCATTTATTAAGAATACTTGTGAGACTTTTAGCTTTAAATAAATGGGCTTCATCTCCGTAAATGGTTTGAAATTCTGAAAAGAACTTTTTGGGTAACTTATAAAGAGACTGCCAAGTGCTAATAACAACATCGTACTGATTAGACTTCTCATGCCCACCATATATTCGGTAACAGTGTTCACTTGCTTTCCAATTATTTATCGTTGAATAATCTTGGAAGTCGCTATACATTTGCTCCACAAGGCTAGTTGTAGGGACAAGTATAAGCTGTCGTCTTCCAAATTTTTCATGCCATCTGATGAGGCAGTAAATGATAAGAGATTTTCCCGAACCAGTTGGCGATAATAGAAGGCGTCTTCCGTCGCTAATTGCTTTATATATTGCATCTACTTGATAATCTCGTATTTCAATTGGTTGACCCTTAGAGGCAAGTTGTAATTCTTCACAAAAATCTTTAACTATTTCTCGGGTAACTGCATCACCAACTTCTATCCACTGTGAATAGTCTATAACATAATCTCTTTCTTTAGCAAAATTCTCGAGATATTCTTTCAACCCAATGTACAATTCTTTAGTAAACATAGAAAACAATTTAATTTTTCCATCCCACATTCTTGATTTATACAATGGATGAAACTTAGCACCAGGTGCGTCAAAGGAAAAATGATCTGATAGTTCCTGTGCGATCGAAGGATCACTATTCACTATCATATATACTTCATTTTTCTTTTGAATACTTATATCAGCCATTACATCATACCGTTAGTAAACTTAGTCCACTCTACTGCTGTCTTTATATCCCACGTACGACTATTTAGTGATCTAATAATCTGTTCTAATTGATATAGAACCGTTTTGAAATATTCGATTTTATCTTGTAATTCAATAAGGTCCTTATCAGTTTGAAGAAACTCATCCATTTCATTTTTAAGAGGTTTAGCACCTTGCCATTGAGTCCATTTCTCGTCCTCAAGTTCTTGCTTAGTCATTTCACCTCTATAATATCTATATTTTTTACGCCTCATGTTCCAATAATCTGATTCTGCTTTACGCAGATTGAGTCTGGAGGATGAGAGATAATTTAAATATTTAGCGTGAAGTGTTGGAGTGCGAGCAGATTCATGACCAAGATTTGTTTCATCAATGGTACTGTCCTCTGCCCACATAGACTGGAGATCGGACAGTTTCATAATTTAACCAAATTGTATAATTTGTGCCGGATTACCTTGAAAACAAAATGAACCATAATGATTTAAAGAAATTGAAGGGTCCAGCCAAATTTCTCCCCCAATGTCTTGCCATCTACGACAAAATGTATAATCTTCTGAAAGATATCTACGATCAACAGGATCAATCATAGTATCAAATAACGCATAAAAATAATCATTCAAATCTGCAGAAATATTTACATCATTGTTATATTTGATTTCTGGATATGCTTCAAGCAATCTCATAATTGCTTGCCGTTTGATCATCATAAATCCAGTTCCAGCGTCATGTAATCTAATAAGACCATTTTCCACACCAATAGTTTTAGAATCTCTATTAAGAAATTTAAAATTTATGGCATAATCGGATCCCATTGCTGCAATGTCTTTATCCGATTTTTCTCCTGTTGGATTTTGAATAACAGAGTCTTTGATTCTTTGCCAATTTACACCTTTCTTAGGATATGCACCAACTATAACATCCTTATTGTGTGCATAAAGTTTAAGCATATCTTCTAAACCAAACTCAATATCTGCATCAATAAACATTAGATGAGTATAATCTGAAGCGAGGAAATATGCTAAAAGTACATTCCTGGCTCTTGTAACAAGTGACTCATTAGCAATTGTTCCAAATGCTAATGGGATTCTGTGCCCATTAAAAAAGGTCATCATTCTAACTACTGACCTAAAATAAGGTTCAGTAAGTGCCCCACCATAACAAGGTGTTGCAACGAAAAATTTATTATTTCTCATCTGATCAATATTAATTTGTAATTGATTAGGTTGAGATTGCTGTGCAGCTGAAGTTTCGGTTTGTCTAGGCTGCAACATAGGAGGAACAGGTGGTAAAACCGCAGGAATAGTTTTTTTGCTATCTTTATTTTTAGCCATAATAACCTCAAACGATGTTAAAGAGTTTCTATATCAAACAATTTATATTTAAATGATGCAATGCCAACGAAATAAGGAACAGAAGAAGAGGTGAGATCAAAATCCAATGCTTCCACAGATGTTGGAAATATATCATAAAAGATTATATTTGTTTTTGGTGTGTTTGTCGAGTCTAAAATTGTTAAAGTTGCATCCGAGTATGCCAATTGATCGGTGTTTTTACTATTGACCCGCCCTAAACTATCTTTTTTACTTACATAAAAAGGAAATCTATTCTTTCTGGATTCCACAAAAGATGAATATTGATTATAATCTTTTGGAAATCCTAAAGCTATAAGCCATGTATATAATTCTAGATAGTTGGACATATCTTCAGATATTAGGAATCGAATAACGAATTCACCAAAATCAAGTTTGTCACCTATAATAGGAATATCAATAAATGGTGTAGGTTGAACAGCAAACCCAAGTTGTAGAGAAGGTAAGTTAGCAGATTGACATGTATACGATACATGAGGCAAATCTTTTACTACAAATCTAAAAGCATTCGGTTTTAAATAATCGTATGTTGTCGGACGACTATTTTCATATGAATTTTTAATTAAATTTACATTTGCAGTATACATTAAATCTCCTTCACTTATATTTATAAGATAAAAAAAGGGGGATTGCTCCCCCTTAAAGTCCGATCTACGTCGGCTAATTACATAAGATTCAATACACGAGACTTACGATAATACTGATTACGATTAGCTGTGAAAGTAGAACCATCATTGGTTGTAGCACCAGCCGTTGTAGAAACGAATGGGTTAGCTACCATACCGTAACGTGTCTTAAAGCCAATCTTTGGTTGGAAGCTGTTAGGATCAACGGCACGAACCATCTGAAGAGGAATATATGGGCAGTAGAAAATACCTGCATCATAAGGACTTGCACCCTTATAACCTACCATATAAAACTGCTCTGAAGCACCTAGGTTAGATGTATATGGATCAATGTATACACGATAACGTCCGTTTAGAACGCCAGCAAATGTATTACCTGTATCATCAACATTCAAACCTGTTGAAAGAGCTGGTGTATAATCAAGAACACCAGACATAGCTAAAGCACTTGCAACGTCTGCAGAGCAAACAATGAAGTTACCTTTACCACGACGAGTATCTTGAGCAATATGGTTAGCATCACGCTCCATATTAAACAATAGACCTTTGAAACGCTCTACAGACCAACGACCATTAGAATCAACGTCTAGGTCAAATGTACCTGCAGTCGCTGTTGCTGGGGAACCAAGCTTAGCAACCTTATAAATTGTACGTACAACTTCGCGGTTGATCTCAAACATAAACTCTTGAGAGAGAATGTTTGAAAGCTCTGCTTCTGCATCAAGACCATGAATTGCTTTCAAGTCCTGAGCAAGTTCTACAGTGTATTCTGCTTTCAATGCACGGCTTTTTGCAGTAACAGTTACTTTGTCAATGCTAAAAGACATCTCATTGAATGAGCCACCACCGGTAGAACCAAGTTCTTCTGCAGATGATGTTGCTAAACCTGTACCAGTTGTATATGTACCTGAAGAAATAAGGTTAGCAGCATTAGTACCACTGTGAGTACCTGTACCTGCGAAGTCTGTATCTGCTTCGTCAAACAATGCTTCAACACGTCCTGAGGAAGATGTGTTGGAACGATCTGTACCATACAATGAGCGCATTGCAAAGATCAAACCTGTAGGACCAGTCATTGGCTGAACGCCGCAAATGTCATAAGCCATTAGATTTGGCATTGCACGACGTACTAAACCAATAAGAATTGGATCATATGTCTGAATACCTGTAGCACCAACGTTAGCTTGAATAGCATTGGCTGGGCCAGCCTCAAAAAGGCTCATACGCTCTTCACGTAAAGCTTTTTCTTGATTTTCTAAAAGAACGGCGGTAACCTGTTTCTTATAGTGTTCTTTAATTTCTGGAAGATCTGGGTGATCAATTACTTGCTCCCATTTCTTCTGTAGTTGTTCTGATAAAAACATTTAAATCTCCTTGAGGACTAATATATTATTTATTTTTCTTAACTGTGCGAGAAAGTGCCTTGGCATAATGAGACACGGTTCCATTGTCTTCGAAAGTCATTGGAGTCTCGCTAGTATCTTCAATAAGTGTTTGCACTTTGACGTGAGCTACCGTATCTGCATCTTTATGAAAATAGTTTTCTTTAATCACAGATACTTTTTCTGAAAACATCTCATAGTTGTCAAAATCAACACCTTCCAATAGTTTCTTTAGTTTAGCAGCTTCGGTAGCAGCTAAATCTTTAGAAGCATTTTCAATCACTTGATTACGCTTTAATTCTTCTAGCTGTTTAGTAAGCTCGAGAGCTTCACTAATAGAATCGTTTAATTTACTTTCTAAATCATCTGTTTTGGTTTGTAAATCATTAATAACATCATACTTTTCTTCAGGAACTTCAATATAATGTTCTTTAAATAATGACTTCAATCCTACCATGAATTCTTCCGCGATTTCAGTACGAAGACCGTTTTCAACCGCGATTTCATTCTCGGTCATCCATTGCTCTACAACATAATTTAAGAATGAATCTATTTTTTCAACCAATTCTTCTTTAGCTTCAGCAAGCTCTAAAGCATTTTGCTCTTGCAACTGAGAAACAATAGTTTCCATTTCGCTATTTACACGAGCAATAACTGCTGCTTCAAAAATTGCACTTGCTTTTTGTGTAAATTCTTCAGAAACATCATCGCCAAAAATGGATGCTATTTCTGTTTTGACATCTAAAGGTTGCTCTTCCTCATCTGAATCTTCAGACATAGGAACATTACCTTTTGAATTTGGTTGGTTAACAGCATTGGTCATATCACCAACGGTAGTATAATTTGGTGCTGCGCCAGGAGCGGATACATTTTGAATTGTATTTGGCTTAACTGTCATAGCAACTTTTGCCCCTTGATTAGGTTCATTTTCATCTCTTTCATCTGCACTAGCATCTTCTGACGAGCCCTGCTTAGGCATTTTAGCATCGCCTGACACGGCTGGTTTGATGCTAGAGTCCTTAGCTACAGAAGAGGCACCCATTGGAACAGCACCTTCTTCTGATAGAGTCTCGGCGTCAGTTGCAGAAGCGCTTACACGCTTAAGCAGATCCTTGATTTTTTGTTCGACTGACATCCTAAATCTCCTATGTTATCTTACTTTAATATTTATAAAAATAGTTATTTTATGGTATTTAAAAATGCTTCGAATACTTTTAGCTTTCTTTCAGCTAATTGTGATTTAGACGCAGTTTTAATTGCTTTTCTTGCTGTATCTATTTCAATAGTTTTCCAAATACCATTTTCACAAATCCACTCTACATTTTCCATTATACCTTCAACAAAAGCATCAGGTGCTGAAGGATCTGCTACGATATCTACAGTAGCTAAATGAAAATCAGGTTGGACAATATTTACGCCATCTTTGCCGGGGGAGAGCGATCCTAGGCCTCTAGATGATACACCCAATTTAACACCCTCTTCTATAAAATTTTTAGCAATTTTGCCCATTGGAGTGTCTAATATTTTTGCCTCGCCTATTACATTATTTCCATCCCATTTTAAACTGGTGATAAGATGAGATACTTGATTAAGATTAATAGTTGGATTAGGAGGATGTCCTAATTCACCTAAAGATCTTTTTTCACCTATAAGATTTTGATAACGAAGTATTTCTTTTTCCAAAACAGGTTTTTGATATATTCTATTATTTCTGTTTTGTTGTTCTGCTTGCATAAAAATACCTCTAATGAAAGTATTCTTTTTGCCTTCAGCAGCAGACTCGGTAATATATTCGAGTTCTTGATTTATTTCTTTTATAAGTTTCATTTTTTATCTTATGTTAGCAAACTGATCGTTAGGTAGGGTATAACCATCTGCCTTTGTCAATCCTAAGTAAACTGTGCCTCCAAATCCTGGTATCGTAACTGTAATGTTGGCAGTATTGTTTGATATTTCGGAAAAACCAAGCATTTGTGTCATGGACCAGTTATCATTACCAACTAAAATCATTACATTTGAATTATTTCTTTGTACTAAAGTAGGAGCAGAATCTGGGACTGACCACATGATTGAATTGATATTGACATTAGCATTAGCATATCCTTTAAAGGTTTCATCTGCTAATTTAAGATCAGCATTTAAATCAATAGTAGCTGAGCCATCGCCTACCAATTTTACTATTGCTTGCTGTCTTACTCTTTTAAGTATGGTTTTAGTGACAGGCATTTATCACTTTCCTTTCTTTTTCATTGCTCTCAGCTTTTTAAAATCCATAGCTGTTAGCTCATCTTTCTCTGGTTCATGTACATCTAATTTTTGTTGATTTGGATGGAGAGGCTTTTTTTCTTCTTCTATATTATCTTTATTAAGCATAACAGCTATATCATCTGAGAATAATTCTTCAGTGCCGTGTTCAAAAATTACTGAATAAACAGTAACATCACCTTCCTCGGTTACATCGAAATCCTCAGAAGTTACAATCCCTTTGCCATAGACATCTGATTCAACTTCAAGATCAAAGTAGTAACCTTCACGCATTGCCATTTTAGTAGCAGTTGCGTACATTACCTGTTCACCTCTACCTGGGTATCTTTTTTCCCATTTAGAAGCAGGCTTCATAGATTTAACATACTTCTCTCTCTTCTTCATTTGCGCCGGAGTCATCTTTTTCTCGCGCATGGCTTCGAGGATTGTAAAGTAATTTTTCATTCTTCTTCTCTGTTGTAAATAGTAGTTGCGAGTTCTTTCTTTTTATCTGCTAAAGCATCTGTAACTTTATTTGCTAATAAAGTATTTACTGTATCCTGTGCTTCAACATTGTTACCTGCAAGAATATTATCAACCATACTTTTTATTACTTCACTATTTTCACTCATTGTTGCTCCTGATTATTTAAAGGATCTCCAATATTTATAGGCTCACCGTGAGCATTAGTTGGAGGGCCTTCATTATTTATCTGCGCCTGCATATTTTCCATTTCTTTTTCACTGAATCTTAATACTTTCTTCATAACATATTCTTTACTAAAATATAAACCTACGAAAGGTTGAACTTGATTTAAAATATCAAGTTTATTTCTCATTTCGTCAGCATCTTTTAATTCAGCAAATTTTTGATCCTGTGCATATCTATAATTGATTTTATCCTTAATCTGTTTCCAATCAGCTTCTGTAATTACAGCCTTAAGAATTAATTGTGTTTTTAACAGATCATTAAATAAATCAGAAAATCTTTTACGAAGTCTACTAACAAATTTTGCAAACTTTAATTCGTCTCTTGATATTTCAGCTTGCCGACCGAAATTAAATCCGTCAGAAGATTGCATTCTCGATACAGGAACATTTAATGCCTGGTATAATTTATTCTGAAAATAATCTATATCATTTATTTGTCCTAGATTTTCACCTCCAGGTAATGTAGATATCTCAGTTCCTCGGCCTCCTTCTCTGCGAGGCAACCAAAAATCTTCAAGCATTGACATCATTTTTCTATCGTCTCTTATCTCACCTGTAGCTGAATCATATGTAAGTTTATTTCTAAACTTTGTCATTATATCTTTAAGATATTGTTCAGCTTTTATCTTAGGTAAATTACCTACATCAATATAAAATATTCTTCTTTCAGGTGCTCTAGCTATTCTATAAATTACTAAAGCATCTTCCATCATTTTTAATTGATTAACTGGTTTAATTGCTTTATGTAAATAACTTAAAACTACATTTTTTTCCAAATCCATTAATCCGGAAGGAACGTATGTAATAGAATCCGCAGCAATCTTTATTGCAGGATTACTAGTAGTTTGATACATAGTAGCGGACGGATTAAAAACACCTTTATCATTATAGATAAAGTATTCATCAATACTTTTTATTACTTCAATGCCACCGTCTACTTTTTCCTTTTTTATATCTCTAACTTTTTTAATTTTACGAGGATCAATATTTCGTAATTCAAGAATACCTCGTTTTGGATTACCTAAATCAATTACTTTTTGATAATACAATCTACCATCTATATACCAACGTCTAAATATTTCGAACCCTTTAGTATTGAATTCAAGCAATTTTAGTATATTTTCAAATTCAGATAAAAATATATCTTTAAGGTTGTCTGGTAAATCTAAATCATCTAAAATAATATCGACAGGTCTCTCATCTTCGACTGCTGCAATTGCTTCAGTTATAATTTCATCTATAGCTGTAGTACAGTCAGAATATAAAGAAGTTTCTCTGTATCTAGTAATTAATTCTGCTTCCGATTTGGCAGCAGCATCCATATCTAAAAAAGTACCAAAGTATCCAGCAGTCGTAGTTGATGATGCACCATCATCATTAGTAGGAGTTACAAACGAAGGTTGTAACGGTTCCTGTTTACTTAAAGTATAACCAAATAATGAAATCGCCATAATAAATTCTTTATATTATACTACTGAAATAGGAACATTAGTTGTGGTGAAATACTGATACACAAATTGCACTTGAAACTGTGAAATTTGATCGTTAGCACCAAAGTCTAAAGCTACAGGACTTAGATCTGTAGGAAAGGCATCCTTAAGAATATATCTTTTAAGAATTGCACCATTACGATCTAATTGATCTACATACAAATCTGCACTATAACCGTTAGGGCCTAAAGGTGTTGTTCTACCCCTTTTATTTTCCAAGCTGTCCATACCATTCATCCATTGTTCCATAGATGTTCTTACGGTAAACGCTGCGTCATTAAGAACATTAACAGTCCATGGAGAGAAAACTCTATCTCCAGCAAAATTTACTGCTCTACCTCTGTAGAAAATTGTTGCCGGAGGCACTTGTGATCCTGGCAATTCTGCAGTAGTTACTAAGAAAGATGCCTGTCTAGTAGAATTGAAAACATAATTAGGATATGTAACTGTTACTTGAAACTGATTAGGTCTAGCACCACCATTAATTAGAGCTGATTTAAAACTATTAATGTCAAAGGTTGTTGCCATTTATTATCTCCCTTTTAAGCGCCAACTTCTTCAAAACTAATACCAGTTCTGGTAGCAATGAAGTTAAGAGAAATATAATTGATTGAACGAGCAGGTTTTATAAAAATATCTGCTACAAATTCGTTACGATCAATAACCTCTCCAGTATTATTTGTTTCATCGCAAACTACTTTAAAGTCTGTTATACCTCTGCGACCTTGAACATCTCTTAAGAATGGTTCAACTAGGTTTCTAAATTGTGCTCTAGTAAATGCGTCATTAAATTCAAACAACTGAAATTTAGCAGCAGTAGCTATTGCTTTTTCTAATGTAATAAACAATCTACGAACATTGATTCTATCAAAAGAGCTGGGTTTAGTTAACATAGTCTTGTCACCAAATAATACTGTACCTTGGCCTGGGAAAGAAACAACAGGATTGATACCAGATTTGTACAGATTATCTCTATCTGTCTTGGTAGGAGAATATGCTAATTTAACAACATTCTTAATTTGACCTCTGTTAAATCCTGCAGGAGAGAACCAAGGATCATTGGTAAAATCTGTTCTAGCACACAATCCAGCAATATCACCATTAAGTGGGACCCAACGATAAACATCATTATATCTATCGTACTGATACTTCCAACCTGAATCCATTACTGCATACGAGGTGTTCAAATTCAAAGAATTATTTCTGTAATCAGTAGTATTAGTTACAGCTGTAGATGTACTAGTAACAGCAACAACATCTGATAACTCGGGGGAAATAAATGCCACACAATCTTTTCTAGTTTCAGCAACATTATTTACAATGTATTGAGCAACTGTAGAATTAACTGCCCCTGTAGGAATTAAACTAATATCATACAATTCATCATTATTAAATAAAATCCAAGCATTTTGTAAATCTGCATTTGTAGAAGATACATTGCCACCTATACCGCCACCCATAGAAATTGTTACGTTGGCATTAGCACCCAAAGAAGCGAATGTTCTATTTGCTGCGACCAATCCCGCAGTAGAACTTACATTAGGATGATGACCGCCCCACCATAGATATTTAGAACTGTTATTAATAACATCTTTATAATAAAGATTTGTACCATCACTTCTTTTAGCGTCTGAGGCATAAGAAACAAAAGGAAATCTTTCTAAAATTTGTCCAGCAGTACCTGAAAATGTCCCATCTTCGTCTATAACAATAATATGTAGTTCATCATCTACTCCACCATAGGTTGCAGCATAAGACGATGTGTTCGGACTGGCATCAAAATATGTAGAATAAGACCAATTATTCCAACCTGGTCTATCGCACATTGATATCTTTAAAGAATTACCTAAATTACCAGAATATTTTGCTATGAAACAAACGTTAGATTGTAACGAAGAAACTCCTGATGAATACGAACCAATGTAATCATCTGAATTTTTAATATATACATTACTTACCGTAGATGTCAATGCTCCACCAGAGGTAGCAGCATTGGCTACAGCATTTTTAAAATTGGCGTTTCCAGCACGAACAACTTGAAGATTGTTTCCATAAGATAAAAAATTAGCAGCAGTAAAAAATGATGTAAAAGTTTGATCGTTTGGTTTCCAAAACAACTCTACCAATTTATTTTCAGAATCAACAGTAGTTACTTGTTCTACAGGCCCCCATTGGAAAACGCCAGCAAATGCGCCAGCAGAAGTAGAAACTGCAGGGATAATAGATGTCAAATCCTGTTCAGTAACTAATACTCCTGGTGAAAGCTGAAATGCCATTTTATTCTCCTTAATTTTATAGAATTATCATTCTAATTTACTATTTATTTATAAATATGGATTTTTAGACATTCTGTAACATTTTTGTTCTCATTCTTTCCATCATTACTTCAGGATCTTCTCTAAACCATATGTCAGAATCTATAACCTCATGTTGTATATCTGCAACTATTCCATTATCAATAAAACCAAACGGGGTCAACTCCTCTTCTATAATTTTAGCTTGATCTTCGAATAAAACTTTACGAAGATTACTATCAGTTAACTCCTTAAAGTAAGGATCATTAGCAGCCCACCCTAACAATACTAATGTCATTACTAAATCATCATGATAACCTTCATCTGCCTTATGCGTACCTCTTACTTCAATAAAAGTTGATATCTCTGAAATGATTTCAGCATCATGTATCAATAATTTATTATTTTCCACCAAACCTTTAAAAGCGGTGCATCCTAAACGTTTTACCAACCTAGTGGTTCTAACACCAAGGGTCGCCCCTTGCGAATGCCCGGATGACAGGAATTGACCAGATTTAGAACTTGCGCCAACAAAGAACATATTTTCATATTCAAGATCCATGTATAAAGAGTCAGCAACTTGTTGTCCATTATCGTTAATCTCCACTAGTACATAAGCTTTATTATAATCCTTGGCCACTTTATGTATAATGTCTGGATATAATAAAGGACTAACTTTATTATTTCTGTACTTTGCAACTACAGTATAGGGATATTTGGATATATCAGTAACAGTAAATGCACAATAGTCTCCACCGACACCTCTGGAAGTGTCAGCAATTAAAACATACACATTTCCTTTCTGGGGTTCCTCTAGTACATCCAATCCATCTTTACTGTAGATTGGAGTCTTAGCAGACATGCGTCCAATTACATCAGGATTTATTAAAGTATTAGACGATCCCAAAAATTTACATAAAACTTCTTGATTAAATTTTAATTCACCCAGCATTGCCTTTTGTTCTGTTGCCCATTCTTCGGTTCTACCAGGTATCTTCCAATAGGGAATAAACAAAGGAATAAACCCATTTAGTTTTTGTTCTGCCTCATTCCAGAATTTCCAAAAATGATTATACCCCAAAGGCGTAGAAGTTAATAGTATTTTAGTAGTTTCACCTGAAGAAATTGTTGGATAAACTGAAGTGAAGAATTCATCAGCAACAGTGTTTGGAATAATAGCAGCTTCGTCAATATATAACCAGTTAACAGATTTACCTCGAATACCCGAAGCACTGGTAGCTGCTGTAAAAATTCTACACCCATTTTCAAGTTCAATGTCACCTTTGTTCCATGTCTTTACACCTTGCTGCATCCATATTGGAAGCAATTCATACATTATTTGATATCGATATAAAACTTCTCTAGCAGCAGAAGATTTATTAGCTAATATAGCGACAGTTTTATTAGATTGAAATAAGGTATACCATAAAATACAAGCAGCGGCAGTAATAGTCTTTCCCTGCTGCCTTCCTTCCATAAGAATTACTTTACGATTATTAAGTATGATATCTACTTTTTCTTTTTGGCAATCATAAAGTTTAAATTCTACAATACCCTTGTCCAAAGATATAATCTTACAATATGTTTCTATAAAATAAATAGGATTCTGACTACATAGCATCAACTCCTTCACTTGTTCGACAGTGAAGGTATGTTGGTAATCAATAGGTTTTAAATTTGGATTACCATTATAAGAATGGTCTTCAGTGCTCAATTGTTTTACCGTCTTCCTTTTTATTAATCATTTTTAATAAATCTTCTGTAGACCCGGCAAAAACTATATTGTTTTGAGTCCCAATTGCTGATGAAGATGTTTCTTTGCCCTTTATATCTTTTACCTGTTTATGAATATTCAATAAGTCCTTAGCTGTGTCTGCCATAGTTTTAATTAACTGCCCAGTTACTTCGTACGCTCTAGGATGTTCTGAATTTTTAGCAAAATTAATCATATCATCTAAGGTGCCTTCTCCTTTGTAGATAAGATTTCGCAATGTTTGTCTTGCTAAATCGTAATCATTTTGTTGATCTATTTCTTTTGGGGCACTTAGAGCTATAGATAATTCTTGTTTAGATTCAGCAGGGACTTCTAAATTAAATAATGTGTTTAATGGATCCAAATTTTTCATTAGAAATCCTCATCAAAAGTTTCAATAAAGTCAATATCATCTCCAGGTTTAGCTGTGGTTGGATCCACACTAACATTATATGTTAATTGTTTTTGTGTCAATCCTAAATCATTATAAGTAGTAGCAGTGGCAGTTTTTATTATACTTTGTTTCTGTGATGGGCCAAAGAAGTTAAGTTTCATTTCAAAAGTTAAAGTCCAAATTATCATTCTTCTATCAATTAAACTTCCCTCATACTGATCCTCATAAGTTATATTATTTAAAATAATAGGAAGATCGTGTGATATGTTAAGTTCGGGCACTGCTTTCAATTTCAAATTATAATCAGGATTAAAATAAGGAAGTATTTGTTCTATAACTTGTAATGCATCATTTTGATTTCTAGCATATAAGAATAAAGCTACATTTATATTGTAAGGTGCAGGTGCATATTGTCGTGTCAATGTATCTGTAGTAGTATTAGTAACTCTATTCTGTTGTGTAGGTGCTATTTTTCTTGAAGGATCATGAACTATGCCTGTCATTTCAAAAGACATTCTAGGCAAAACAACTTCAAATCTGGTCTGCGTATCTGGATTAGGAGCTTGTTGTATTCTAGCTAGAAATTTCTGTTTAGGCGCATATGATAAAGGAACTCTAATAGTTTGAACAACACTGCTGTCGTCATCTTTACGATCAATAGTTATATTATTAAACATAGTACCGAAAGCTACTATGGATTTTCTTATCGTACTCCAATAAAATTTTTGATTAAGCATTCTTTTCAAACACCTCACCGAAAGGATTTCTTTCTGTGAAGTCAAGAATATCGTCTATTCCTGTATCAAAATATTCATTGTCTGCACCTTTATCTATATCAACGATTTCATATCCCTCATTAATAAGTTTAGATGGGGTTTCGTATTCTAACATAAACTTGTAATTGTTTTCCAAAAGTATTTCGTAGTTTTGAATATCTTGCCCAACTTCAGATACCACATTATCAATCTCGGAAATTCCTGTAGAGAATCGTTCAGAACTGTACTGCATTAATTCGCAGTATAATTTATATACATATAGTTTACCGACCTGAAAAAACGGATCTTTTGTTTCAACCTTTTTAATTTCGAAAAAGGATTTAGTAAGAGGAAAATAAACTATATCACCTTCAGCAGGTCTGTTAGTAAGAACAGTATTTCCCTCAACTGCTACAGTTTCGTCCCATCTACGACGTGACACTACGAAAGTAGCAGTGTCTCTAATTTCCAAACCAAATTTAGTTAGTAACTCTCCCTCACCACCGAAACCTTCAACATTTTCCAAATACATTTCCAAGGCATAGGCAAATTTAAATTGGGCCAGAGCATCTTCATTCAAAATCAAATCCTCATTTTCTGAAGTACGAGGCAAGTACATCACATCGAAACCATAAATTTTAAGGCATTCGATTATAAGATCCTCCATAAGCAGACTTTCTGATCGTCTGCCCATTGGCACTCCGGACTGAAAATAAAAATTGGTAGGCATTGTCGAAAACTATAGACTTTCTATTGACATGGTGTTAGTATCTTCTATGAGCCTGGGTAATAAGATTAACCTGTTATAAATTCAGGAGGTAATTCATATTTGCTTTGCATTTCTTGTTCTAATGCTGCTATCTCATCTAAAGCTTCCTGATATATGGTCATTCCATTTAATGTAACACCACCAGGTAATTGAACACCGGAGAATTTTTTCAAGTTCTCACCCCATTGCCTCTTTATTAAAGAGGTAGCATATCTTTTAAGAAACATATCATTATAAACATCTGTATAAACATCTGGATCTAAAATTCGATAACCTTCTACAATTAGATAATCATCTATTACCGCATCTGCTTCCCAATCCATATCCACATAAAGTTTATTCGTATGTCTATTGAATCTAAGTGGTTTTTCACCTACTAAAAGCTGATTTATAAGTTCCAAATGTCTTTTTACTTGATAGTAATAAATTAAATCTGTGGACATTAAACTATAAAGATCATTTATAATGATTTGATACCTAATATCAAATATATCTAGTCCTCTTGATCTATTTGAAAAAGGAAAAACTCTGGTAACCCCAATAACTGCATCTGCTATATCAAAATATCTGTTATCATAACTTCCAAAAGTTACTGCACTAGATGCAGCTAGTGTTGCGGTTGCTCCTGATGTAGCACCAGTTATCGTTTCTCCATCTGTGAAAGTTCCAGTTACACCTTTTACCTTTAAAGTAGTAGCACTTGATACAGTTGTAATTACAGCTGTTGCCCCAGATGTAGCACCAGTTATTGTTTCATCTTTTGTGAAAGATAGTCCCCCCGAAGTTATAGTCACGGTTGACGCAGTAATCTGCGCTTTTAAGTATACTAATTCTGTAGCATCATAATGGTATTCTCTATAAAATTGAAAAGCATCATCTATACGATCTTCTATTTGATCGTCATCCACATTAATTTCAATTACCGGATGCCCTAATTTTCTTAAACAATAATCAATTAAATTTTGTCTAGAACTGGGTGCTGTCATTTTTTTGTTCCAATATTTTTTCTAATTCTGTTATTCTAGTGTTTGATAACATCAATTGCGTTTCTAAAAGTATATTTTGTGTTTGCAATTGATTTAATTTTTGTGTCGTTTTTTCTAAAGCCATAGTTAAAAATTTTTCATTCTCAGTATTCATAAATTAGAAACTTCCCCCGTCTAATGTTCCAAATGCAGGTATACCATTACTTATTTGCAAAACATGTCCTTCTGATCCTGTAGCGAAAGCAAAAGCAGTAGTAGTATTAGCGTACATTACCCCATTTGCCGTTAAAACATTTCTTCCGGTACCGCCATCTGCAACACCTATCGCGGACAAAAGATTAAAAACATTACCAGCTGTTAAATTAGAAATCAAGGTTCCTACATTATAACCTGCGCCTGCTATGTCTACAGTGGTTGTTGGTTCTGACTGTAAACTGTCAAATAACTTAAATCTGCCAGAATCAGACGCATCTCTAAATAAACCTGCGTATTTATTGCCTCCAGAATTATACGAAGCATAAAATCCTAAATCTAATGAGTCTGACGGATTTGCATTTGCTAGTTTAATTAAGGGATCTTCAACAACTACGCTACTAGTATTTAATGTAGAAACATTTCCATTTACTAAAAAATCACCCAATACTGTTAGATTGTTACTTATAATAACATTATTAGGTAAACTAAAAGTTACAGTATTATTTGTAACCGTAGTTGTTATTTTGGATGCAGTACCAAGAAAGTTTAATGTATCAGTTAATAAAGATAAAGTATCTGTGCCAGTATCACCAGCTATAGATAAATTTGTTGCTACACTAGTATTTGCTGCAGATGTAATTCTTCCATATTGATCTACAGTAAATACAGGTATACTAGTAGTGCCGCCATATGATAAAGCAGTAACACCCGAATTAGCTAAAGCAACAGTTACATTTGCTGTTTCCCCACCCTGCCCAGTTACTACTATTCCTGCACCAGCTAGTACATTATTTACATAATCACCAGCGGTATCCTTACCTAAAACTACAGACCCCAAAGTAAAATTAGCAGTGAGAGTTACATTTTGAGTTCCGTCTAATAACACATTGCCGGATAATGAACCGCTCAATTCTACTGTAATAGGATTCGTCCAAGAATTGGCAGTATTTGATATAGTAGAACTAGTTACATGCCCTGCAAATGATCCATTACTACTTCTTTTTACCAAAGTATCAGGTGTATTTAAAGATGTGGCGGCCTCAATTTGACTAGTATAATATTTACCGCCTATTCTTTGTATTACGTTCGAAGAAGATTCTTGAACACCAATATATAAAACTGCGTTAGATCCGGCATTCGCTTGGTCATAGCTATAAGCAAGTTCACCTAATTCTAAAGTTGAAGGTGCAGAATTGAGATTAGACCGCTTTATTTGAATAATAGTGGACATTAGTACGTCCCGCCATCTATTCTAGTTACCTCAAGACTTTCAATATTTACTTGTTGACTTATCCATTTATTAGAAGTGGAATCATATACCAATGTATAATTATCTTGAAGATCTGTTGTATCCACATTCTTTAAAGAATTTAAAGTAATGGATTCTCCTGTTGTTTTCTTTACAACAATAGTAGCTGGATTTTGTGTGCCTTGATTAACTACCACTACTCTGTTTGTCATTTAGTTACCTCAGGTAGTACAGTAATTATACCCTCAACTACTCTTGTGACAGAAGCTCCCGTGAATACTTCAAGATCATAAACGTATCTACCTGCTTTTAAATTAGCAGTAGTATTTGCAGCTAAAGAAAGAGTTATTTCGCCGTTGGAAGAATCAGAAATATTAGCAGTTAGTGTAACTGCAGATGTTGAATAATAGGATCTTCGCATTTGAGATCTTGCAGAATAGCCCGAAAGATCTTTAGATGAACCGTCCTCATTATTATAATTGATAGTGATTGTAAAGTCAGAACCCTGATCTAAAACTAGATTTGATGTTACAGCCATTATTTTTCTCCATTATCTGATTATTTATAAATATCAGATTTAGTAAATAATGGAGAATTATACTTGTTGCCCTGCTGGGCTAGATCTACCCACTGTTAAATCGCCAACATCAGTAGCATTAGCATCTGATGCGAATGGAAATTTTTCTATTATATTACTATTAAATCCTCCACCAGTAGCATATCCACTATCGTTAGATGATATTCCCGCAACGCAATTTCTAGCTGCTGTCAAATCACCTACGAAAGTGGCATTGGCATCTGATGCGAATGGGAATTTGTCTATTGTACTTTGAGCTCCAAATAAAGAACCTCCGCTAGTATAACCGCTTACACCTGATGATTCCCCCCCTGGCGCATTTCTGCGCTGTGATAAATCACCTACATCCGTAGCGTTACCATCTGACGCAAAGGAAAATTTGTCTATAGTATTGGTATTATAGACACCACCGCTAGTATATCCACTAACGGTTGATGATTGTCCTGCAGCAAAATAGACGCCTCGCGTCAAATCACCAACATCCGTGGCGTTACCATCTGACGCAAAGGGAAATTTGTCTATAGTATTAAGATAAGGCGGATGCCCTCCACTAGTATATCCACTGGCAGTTGATGATTGTCCTATTACTGATCGTCTATCTTGTGTCAAATCACCAACATCCGTAGCGTTAGCGTTTGATGCAAATGGGAATTTGTCTATGGTGTTTACAAAAGGTGGAACTAATCCCCCACTAGTATAACCACTAGCGGATGATGACTGTCCTGCTGCGGTAACTCTAGCTTGTGTCAGATCACCAACATCTGTAGCATTCGCATTAGTTGCGAATGGGAATTTGTCTATAATGTTGTAATAATTTCCTCCCGGTGCATCGCCGCCACTAGTATATCCACTTGCTTCACCTTGAAATGCAGAAAAAGGAACATAATTCACACAAGTGGTTGTACGGGTATAAATTGTACCGGTAAAAGTGATAGCGTTTGCCGCTTCATATAAGCAATGGTTACCTATAGTAATTTTATCTGGGAATATTCTAATTGGCATTTTTATACCTGTTGTCCTGCTGGGCCATATCTACCTTGTGTCAAATCACCAACATCAGTAGCATTAGCATCTGATGCAAATGGAAATTTGTCTATCACATTAGAAATAGGATTTCCTCCACTAGAATAACCACTTACAGTTGATGATTGTCCTGCGGAGTATTGTCTAGTTTGCGTTAGATCACCAACATCAGTAGCATTAGCATCAGATGCAAATGGAAATTTATCTATGGTGTTAACAAAAGGTGGGGCAGATCCACCACTAGTATAACCACTTACAATTGATGATTGTCCTGCTGGAGCGCTTCTAGCTTGTGTCAAATCACCGACATCAGTAGCACTAGCATTAGTTGCAAATGGGAATTTGTCTATAGTATTAAAAAAAGGTGGAACAAATCCTGAACTAGTATATCCACTTACAGTCGATGATTGTCCTGCTGGATCACCTCTGGCCTGTGTCAAATCACCAACATCAGTAGCATTAGCATCAGATGCAAATGGAAATTTGTCTATAGTATTAGAAAAAGGTGGGGCATTACCTCCACTAGAATAACCACTTACAGTCGATGATTGTCCTGCGGGTCCTTGTCTACTTTGCGTTAAATCACCGACATCAGTAGCATTGGCATTAGATGCAAATGGGAATTTATCAATTGTATTAACTTGAGGTGGGGTTGATCCTCCACTAGTATAACCACTAACAGTCGATGATTGCCCTGCAGATTGATTTCTACTTTGTGTTAAATCACCAACATCAGTAGCATTAGCATTCGTTGCAAATGGAAATTTGTCTATAGTATTAGAAAAAGGTGGGGCATTACCTCCACTAGAATAACCACTTACTGAACCAAATGCTGTAGGAGAAGAAGCTACTCTGGCTGCTCTAAAAATAGCATTAGCTCCAGCAACACACAACCCACCCTGAACAATGTTCAGTGCGAAAGAACCAAAACAAATATTACTAGAATAAATATCTATTGGCATTTTTATACCTGTTGTCCTGCTGAGCCTGATCTACTTACCGTTAAATCGCCAACATCAGAAGCATTGGCATCGGATGCAAAAGGAAATTTGTCTATTGTATTGGTAACAGTAGGTGTTGCACCTCCACTAGAATAACCACTAGCGGTAGAAGATTGCCCTGTATTGCACATTCTAACGGTTGTCAAATCACCTACATCAGTAGCATTGGCATTTGTCGCAAATGGGAATTTGTCTATTGTGTTTCTGAAAGGATAGGAATAACCTCCACTAGCATATCCGCTTACGAGTGATGATTGTCCTGCTAGATAACCTCTACTTTGTGTCAAATCACCAACATCAGTAGCATTGGCATTAGATGCAAATGGGAATTTGTCGATGACATTAGTAATATAAAATCCTCCGCTAGTATATCCGCTATCAGTCGATGATTGCCCTGATGGAGCAAATCTAATTTGTGTCAAATCGCCAACATCCGTAGCATTTGCATCGGATGCAAATGAAAATTTATCTATTGTGTTAACACAACCAGAAGAATATCCTCCACTAGTATATCCGCTAACAGTTGAAGATTGTCCTGCTGGTAAATTTCTACCTTGTGTCAAATCACCAACATCAGTAGCATTAGCATCTGATGCGAATGGGAATTTGTCAATAACATTAGAACTTGGTCCTCCACTAGTATATCCACTAACGAAAGATGATTGTCCTGCTGCGGATCGTCTAGCTGCTGTTAAATCACCAACATCTGTAGCATTAGCATTAGTTGCAAATGGAAATTTATCTATAGTATTAAGGGCAGCAGGTGGGGCATATCCTCCACTAGTATAACCACTTACTGAGCCTTGAAAAGCATCTTGTATAATATTAGAAGTGTACAATGTACCATCAAAAACTGCGCCATCAGTAGTTTCAACTAAAGAATAAGTATTAGATCCTAAAATAAATTCAATTCTATCTTTTTTGATACGAATTGCCATTTATAGATCTTCTATTTTTTCTTTTAATAATTTATAGGCTTCTCTATCTTCAATTTGCATTTGCCTGAGAATTTCTACTAATTCCATTAAATCAAGTTCTAGGATTTTCTTCGCTAGTATTAGTTCCATTGTCACTCTCTTTTTGGTTAGGTAATAAAGCCAATTTTGTAGATTGCGCAAATTCCTCTAGTACATCTGTTTTGAATCCTTGTAGTGCCATTCTTTTCTCATCTACTTTGCATGTTTCTACAAGTTCATCAGTTAGCTCATCTACAAAAGAATAAAGACCACCCACATCCCAAGAATCCTGCCTAGATTCACTATCCACATATGCTCTCAATACTGCTTGCAATTTCATTGGATTGATACCAATCTGTTCAATATATTCTTGTTCTGCTTTAGTAATATGACCAGACATTCTTACGTCTCTAATACTCTGCACCAATGCACGTTTTAGATGACTCTTTGTTTCTTCTTTTTCAACATCTGCCTCAGAAAATCCAGATACTTTTTCTTTTAACTGCTCATATAATTCATTTAAAACTAGTACATCCTTCATAGCACCTTCAATTATCACAATGCTTTCTGAAACATTTTCTTTATACTTAGCTAGTTTAACTTTAAGATCAACCTCTCTCCAGTAATCTAAACTACCATCCTGCAACCCTTTTTCTAACTCATCTTCTATTTTTCTAATTTTTACTTCTGTTTCAACTTGACGCCATTTTGCCTCATTCAATGCTCCTTTTTTGCGAGAAATTTCTGCAGCAATTTGTCTCATATTTTTAATAGGAGCATGCCAACTCAAATTGAGATGTTTCCACATCCATTGTGTATGACTATGATTCCAAATAGTTTGTAGTTCATCCATATTGGCCAAGGCGTAATCTACCTTTTGCGTATTTACAGCAAGAGAATTACCTCCGAAACTTTGAATATTTCCGCCAGTAGTACCTCTGCCGAAGACCATACTCATTGGAACCTTAACATCATTTTTATTTAAAACTAAATCCCTACGAATTTCTTCAAAAATAGCAATATCTGTTTTAGAAATAGGTAATTTATTTTCTTCAGTCATAATATCTCCAACTATGTTAAAATATTTGTATTTAATACTATTCTAGGTGAAAGTGTTGATGAGGACGAAGAATGCACTATTGATCCGTCGAAAAGCAAGCATCTGCCTCTTTTTGGTTGTATTCTTTCAACAATTTTATCATTATCAAAAAATACTGTGTCACCATCAGTATTATTTATATAGTATAAAAGTACAAGATGGGGTATTGTATAATCTATATGAGCTGATTCGATTATTTCTTTTTCTTTTTGAATAGTTAATCTGGCTCTACATCTAAATATATTATCTAAGTTTGTGTTAAGCTCAAATTTATCAAATGCTTCCAATAACATAGGAATGAGATAATTATATTCTGGTTCTACTGTACTTGCACCACCTGTTATAATACTACCATTGTAAAAATTGTATGAAAACCCTGCGTAATCAGTATCGTTTCTATTACTATGAGATAAATTAGGAACGAACGACCATTTTAATTTTAAAATTTTATCAAATAAAAATAATGAATATCTATCAGAGATAACATTATCTATCACTTTAAAAAACATATTAAAACCTTATATTAATTCTTGGTTGTGGCATAACATCTATAGGACTAATTTTTATGCTAGCAGTACTATTTTGATTTCTATTTTTATTTTCAATTAGATGACTTAATTCAAATCTAGAAGAAGAAATTAAATTTTTAAATTTTGATTCTTCAAGCGGATCTAACATTTCTAATAATGTTTTTGGTATTTTATTATTATTTAGTAATTCTATTATAGTTTCAAGTGTCAGATAGGAAGTGTAGTATGTAGATGCTGAGTCTATAAAAATATGAGAATTTTCAGACATAGACGGTAAATAGTCTGCTAAAAGTTTAATAACTGAATAAGTACTATGAGAAAAATCAGAAAATAAAATGTCTATGTTATTGAGATAATTTATTTTTTGAATTTTTTGATTATAAAAAGAAATTTGATCTTTTAACTCAAAATAATTTACTATATTTGATATATAGGTTTTATAATCGTCAGAATGAAAATCTTTAAAAAGATGTTTAGCTTGTTTAAGTACCTCCCACTCACTACCATCGTCTATAGTGTGTAGAATGCCTAAATTATTTTCTTGTAAAGCAAGAGCTGCCCATAAGGCAGTTGTGCCAAAACCCGTACCTAATTCTAATACGGTTTTTGGCCTAGTCATTTTTACTATGGAATACAAATAAATAGAAAAATCTTCTGTCCCGTAAATTGTTCCTATATTATCTGTAAATTCTTTTAATTTAGAAAACTTCTCATATTTGTTCATACAGCAGTTTCAGGATCCTTTGCAAGATTTTCCGCAGTAAAATTATCATACCATTGACCCGCTACTGCTGCTACTTCTTCATTAGTCATTTGGATTTGATTTTCCAATCCTGCTTCCGAATTATCTGTATTTGGTTTCATCATAGGTCTAACAGCGTGCATATCTAAAGTCCTTTGCACGAATTGTTCTTTAGTTAAAACAACTAAAGTGTCAGGAATCCAAAAATCTCTTCCCTCCTTAACCCAGCCAATAAAAGTAAAATCACTTTCATTGAACCAATGTCCTCTATCTCTAATATATCCTGGTATTTGTCGTTTGCCCATATCGTCAACAACAAACATATATTCTACTACTGCCATGTAAATCTCCTTATCTGAATTTTTCTGAACCGTGTATCCAAATGACCAATGCGTATCTAATCCCCTTTGTAATAGGTGTCACCTTGTGTAATAAAAAGCTGGGAAATAAATGTATTGACCCTTTTTCTTTTGTACCTATAATCTCATGCCCTAAATTATTTATAATAAGTTCACATCCTTCATATTCTGCAGGATCAGTTAATTGTGCAGTAAATGATATTTTTCTTGTGGAAGGTTGGCCCTTACCAGCATCTATATGCCAATTATAGTGTCCAGGTACAGGGTAATTACTGTCATATTCTATAAGTTGAAGCGAATGAGTGATACCTAAAATTTCATAATTGAAATGTATTTTATTCATTATGCTTACAACATTGGCTACTTTTTCAAAAATCCATTTATTTTCTAAATTATTTTCTATATTATAAATTTTTGCTGATCTAGTATTTTTGTCAAGTTTAGAATTAGAAATATCGCCACCTACAGATGCAGTAGAAGGATAATGAGATTTTGAAATCGAGACAATTCTATCACATTCTTCGCTAGTAAATCTCAATTCAGGTAAAAAATATTTATCAATACAATGATAACCGGGAAAATTTAAATCACTATTCGGTATCATTACACCTTCAAAGTTAGGTTTGTTGATTACCACATTAGTAAATTCATTTAAATGAACGATTTTATTGGGTATATCATTTTGCATCAGCATTGGTTTATCTAATGATTTGTTTGGACCGTCTGGAGTTGGTTTTATACCATCAATTTTTTTTGTGCCGAAAGTTTCTCTACCGTCTCTGAAGTGATTTTTGTGAGGTCCATTTGCGTCTACGTAATGTAAAAATACTTGTACGTGCCATTGTCCTTTAAAAGCGTCCCTCCAATGTACTATATCACACCCTTTGTAAATGGCAATTTCACCTACATCTAAATCTACTGATACTTCCTTATTTTCATCAAAGATAATAGGCCAAATAGGTTTAGAATCATACCCAAGTGTCATAGTTGCACTAATTTCACAAGAAGGTCTGTCCTTGTGTCGTTTCAATATTTCACCGGGTCTATAAATTCTTGAATAAGTATAAGTCGGTAATAATGTTTTACCCACAGCATCGCCAATTGGTTTAGCAAATTTTTGTAACAGTTGGTCAAATAACGGGGCACCATAGATGGCATCAGATAAAGGACACTGAGAATCCTTTACAGTTTCACCTTTATTGTAAAGATCAAACATATAGTTGGTCAAATTTGTACATTCTTCTTTACTTAGGGCATCTTTTAACACTACATAACCATTTTTTTCGAAATACTCTATTGTTTTGTTCATTTATTTTCCTATAATAAGGGAGGAACACCAATTTTTAATTTCCAATGCTTGTGTACCACATCTTTAATATGTTGTCTTTTATGATCTAAGGGCAAAAAAGAATTGTGCATTACATAATCTTGAATAGGCGATAGTGGATCTTTAAAAATATTTTGAAAATACTCCATCTTTAGCCCATACTTTGCTACATTTCTACTCCAAATATAATCTATTACCAAATGTTCTCCATTCACATATCTATCACGCCACTCATGAACACAGGGCGTTACTCTTTTAATTGCTTCATTAGATGTTAAATCTTCAGGTAATCTCCAAAAATCCTTCATCCAGTTTGAAGTAACTGTGAAAAATCCTGGTACTGAAATATATCGTCCATCTCTGTGAAAGTAATCATCAAGTATAAATCTTTTACCAGCATGATCTGGTATAGATGTTAGAATAGTATCCTTATCTACAAGACAAGTAACATCTGGTGTATCCGGGTGCAATAATAAATCTGCATCCAATTGAACTATCCAATCATATTTATCTACATAATCATATAATTGAAATCTTTCATACCCGATAGGATCATTTGGAAATTTTCTATTATTAATATGTAAAAAATCAGCTCCTATTTTTTTAGCATAGTATTTCATTAAAGGAAACGTGAGTGATGTAATCTCAGGTTCCCAATTATTTAACGACATTGTAGCAACTAATTTTCTCATACTATATCTAGATTAAAACTTATACTTGTTCTTCTTTGGTTGGATAAATTTGGTTCTACATAATGTTCTAACCAGCTGGGGAAAAATATACAAGCCAATTTAACTGGATCTATAGGATAGTTCAGATTTTTAAATAATTTACCATCCGATCTTACAGCAGGATTGTTCAAAATTAATCTACCGCAATTTTCTGGAGTTTCTAAATAAAATACGCCGGATATTGCTCCGCCATGAATATGATGAGCATTACTATCTTTATAATAATTAATATTACCCCACATTTCCATTATTTTTAATTTTTCTGGTGTGTAGTTAATTGAAATTTTATTTCCAATATTTTCTAGTGCCTCAACGAATTCTTTAAAGATAGGTATTTCATGAAGTTTATCGTGGGTTTGATATCCTCCAAAATTACTTTTCTTTTGGCTTGGTTGATTTTTTTCTAAATCAAGTATAGTGTCTAAATAATTTTTACTTTGATATACTTGATCGTTTAACATTACGCCCCAAATAGGCAAACTAAAAATTCTATGT